TTGTTTGCCAACTGAAGCACGTGGATCAGGCTGTATACCCATCTTAGCCATATATGGTTTCCATTTTTTAAATACAAAACCATCAGCCATTGTAGGTCTATCAAATGCTGTTGCGTGCATTATTGTATTTCTAGCACCATTATTAAGATATGTCTCCATTTGTGATTTTAATTCACGATCTGCTTTGGTTTTTGTTGACCAACCTTGAATGTTTAAAAGTGGCATATCAGAATCAGTAAACTGCCAAGCACCATTCTCATACAATCTTTTAGCAAGATCTCTTGTTATTCCATATCTATTAAGTTCATCAATATCAAATTGATCTAAGTTATCATAATTTTTAATTTGATTGTAAAATTTAGGTATACGTATTGATGAGTCTATACCTTTACCTAAACTTGTAACAAATGAAAGAAAGTTAAATTTATAGAAAAGGTTTTCCATTGCCTCTGCACCCTTTTCTATCTTTCCCATTTGTAATGGTCTGGTCATTTCTCCAAGATATTTATCCTGTGCTATAGGTCTGTACATCTCCAAGCCTTCACCTACGTGTTGAACTTGTTTGGCATTTAATTTCATCTTATCAAAGTTACCATCAAGAGAACGAAATACACCTTTAATTACATTGCCCAAACCATGCTCAAGTACTGGCATAGCAACAGTTTCAGTTACTGCTGTAATACCTGCACCTGTAAGATATGTTACACCACTAAACTTCTTACCTATACGAGCAAACTTTGTATCCCATCTATTAGGTTCACGTGTCATTTGCCCTGCAACTCTTTCGTAATCTGAAAGAAAATCAGATTTAATATTAGCTATAGCTCTTTGTGTATACTTTTTGGATGTTTGCATTTCTGCTTCTATCATATCCATAATATAATCTATAGAGTCATCACCAAATTTCCTTGCATACTCTATTCTAAATCCCATATTTTTTGCATACTGAGATAGAACACCAAGATCTTTAACAATAAAATCTTTAACTTTCCACTCAGGTATATTGGTAGTTCTCATCATTATATGTTTGCCCTTGCCTACACCTAATGGAGTACTGTATCCCATAGGATCATCACCCATTGACAAGATATGAGAAACATCTTCTGCACCTGCTCTTTGTGCATCTTCTAAACTAGTTATAGGCAATCTTTCATTGCTATTGCCTGTCCATCTAGTTATAAAACCTTGATCTAAATAATGATCTGCAAATATATTTTCTAATTGTTTCTGCTTTGCAGGATCATTAAGCAACATTTGTTTGTCATAATAGATAGCCCATTTATAATTATCACGTGTTTGTTGATAGCCATCATAAAAGTTCTTTTGTTTTAGTAAATTTTTTAAACTTAATTTATATATTTCTTTAGCAGCAGGATCTTTTTCTTTTTTTATTTTTTCACCTAACATTGTTATACGATCATCCAACTTAACTAAAGCAGCTTTAACACTTGCAGGTGTATGAAACACACCAACATCCTGTGCTAACTCATCAAAGTATCTATAAAACTGTGCTATACGTTCCATACCTTTACGTTTATATTCAGGTATATCTGCGAAGTAAGACTTATTCCATGCAGGATTGCCATTTAAAATTTGCAACTCAACTATTTCTTCCCTAAATTCTTGCTTTGATGGAATCTTTTTTAAGTAATCTCTTGTTGCATCATTAAAATATTTTGTTTCTATTTGTTTACCTAACTTTTGTTGAGCCTTTTGAAATGGTGTTAGGTAATCTATACCTGCTATTTGTCCTGTTCCCTGTACTTTATATAACTCTTGCATATATAAGTTATCAATATATTGCTCAACCTCTAATCCCTTAGCATTATAAACCTGTTGCATTACATCTATAGATTGTACTGGCCTACCTTGCATAGATACAGCACCATTAAATCCTATTTGCATATTGTAATCTTTAACAATACTAGGTGCTTCTTGACCATCATACTTGCCAAATTGCAATCGTCTTGATGGTATAAGTTTATTCATAAAACTTAATTTATCTATAGTAAGTTCCTTTAAACTAGAGCCTTTCATAACTGGATCTTTATCAAGTGGCACATCAAACTTTTGATTAATCCTAAAGTCTGCTTCAAGTAGTTTAATTATTTCTGTATCATCAACTGTTTTTACATCAAGTGGTGGTGCATTTTCATTTGAATTTATATTTGTTACTTCTGTTTTTTTGTTAGGCCCTATATCATTTGGATTTCTTGTAACACCCTTTGGATCTAATTCTGAAATATGAAATGCTGTTACTGGTTTAGCAGGAACATAATCTTTTATCTTTGAAACATCACCACTAAAATTTTCAATAGGAAAATCTTGTTTTCTAAATACATATATAATATCACCCATGCTTGCATCTTGTGGTGGCACATCACTTTGTGCTATGCCCTGTTTCAAACCTTGCTTATTTAAATCTTTGTTTCTATTTGTTCTATGAAAGACATAATCAGGAAACCTGCCACCTTTACTTAATCCCTCTATTATTGTTTCTTTTGCTAAAAAATTATTATTATTTATTGTTGGGTCAGGATTGTTTTTGGCTTTATGATTAGCTACAATTTTATTAAACTTATTTGTTACACCCCTTGCTCCACCTCCAAGTAAACCTGCAAAAACAGTATTACCTGCTACATTAACAACAGACTCAGCATATGTATTAAATGGATCAAAGGGGGCACGTAGTGCCTCACTTCCCATACCAAAAAGAAATCCTATCTTGCCTGATTCTTTAGCTACACCAAAGGCAGACTTAGCTGCCCATGCTGCCTTTATACCAGTATTAAACACTGGATGAAAGAAAGCTATGTTTAATGGATCTACCACACCTGCAACAAGAGTAGCACCTAGTCCTGATCTTTGAAATACTTCTCTATTGGCTTGCATAGCCATCAAATCATTTTTTATATATTGGTAATGTTGTTTATTTTTTGCTCTTGATAATTCATCTGCATAAAAATAATCTTCATTATCTTGTATTTCTTTTAGCCAATCAAACGATTCATCATATGGTGTATCAGCAAAATTAAAATATTCTATAGTTGAATTAGTAATAGGCAACCATTGATATTTTAAATTAGCCTTAAATCCCTCAATAAAAGTAGGCTCTACTCTACCCTCGCTATCAGGATACAAAAAATGTAAAGGCTCAATTTCTTTAGCAAAGTCACCTGTAGGAATAAATTCTTTGGGCTGAGTATCTGTGTATTCAAGCCTCATTAATCAAACTCCTGATCCATAAAATCACTGTTATCTCTTATGTAAAATCCTAAAAGACCTGCTCTATCACCAACTCTTCTTCTTGTTTGAATATGCAATGGTGTTTTTGTATTTCCAAATTCACCATAATTATATGCTTGATGAAATCCTGCTTGTCTAAAATAGTAAGCTCTTAACTCAGGGTCATCTGTATTAATTGCTTTTGACACAGAATCATAGTATTTAACAAATGTTCTTTTTAATCTATCGTGTCCGAATTGATAGGAAAAATCTATTAATGCTTTCTGCCTATCAACAGCAAGCTCTGCAAAATTTGGGAACTCTTTATTATACTGTTCATATATATCTTTTATTTTATCTGTATAAACAAGGTCTGCTGTTTTTTGCCTCATACCCTCCATACCACCTAAGCCCATCTTTCTTTTAAATTCATTTGCCTTAGTAAGTAATTGTTCTCTTGTTGCATTTTTGTTTGTAAGCAACCAACTTTGTAATGGCTTTAATTCAGATGCAAGTTGTGGTGGCATCTTCTCATAGTCTTTATCAGTAAGATATCTAATATTAAACCCTCTTCCTATAGATAAAGTATTTCTATCTATATAAGGTGCAGTCCTAAAGTTTTCTTTATTAGATGTATAATTTACTATTTCAATTAAATTATCTTGCATTTGAACTGCTACATCAGGAGTAAGAAGAGTATTGTAAATATCTTTTATCTTATCTGTTATGCCTTCCTTTAAAGTCTTTGCACGTGTTAGTAATTGCCATGATGGATTTTCAAATCCCTTTTGTGTAATTTTGTTTTCAAGATAACTGCCTTCCAAACCATCAACATATTCGCTAAATGTTTTAAGAGTAGATAAAATCCTTGTTTCATCTTCTTGCGTACCAAACTTAGTTACACCCTCAAAGTCTTGCTGTGATTTAGATCCAAAAGATTTAGATGCTAGTGCGTATTCTCCTGAGTTAATTGGTTGCTCAAAGTTTTTAATAGCACTTAGTGTAGAATTATATGTTGAATCAAACTTATCGTTACCTATAAAATCTGAAAAGTCTATACTTTCTATATCAGGTTTTAATAATGATAAATCTTCAGGAGGTAATTTTGCATTTAATCTTTTTAATCTTGAGTTAAATACTTGTTGTAAACTTCTATTCCTTGCTTCTTCAGCATTATAAGAAAGTTTTTTATCAAACTCTTTAGTATTAAAATACATTTCAACACCTTCATTATTTAATAAAGGTATTCCATTAGCATCAACAATAGTAAATGCTTGATCCCCAAACTGTGAGTTTCTATAGTCAGGTAATAAAAAATATTCTGATCCTAATAATCCTTCTATCTTTGAAGTTTCAGCAACCATAGTATTAACGTGCAATTTAAACTTATCATAGTTACCATCAAGATATTTTCTTTTAGGTGAGAATCTTGTTCTTTGATCTGTAAGACCTATGTTTTGTACATCATATATAGTTTCATCTTCTATATATAAATTATCGTATGTTCCATTAATAACATCAACAATGTTTTCTAAGTTAAACTCAGGAACACTTTCATTAGTTCCACCTTTTAATCTTTTAGTAACAAGAAGTTTTTGTACATATGGTTTCATTTGATACCAGTGCTGTGGCTTAACTTCAGTTTTTTCTAAAACAGATTCAAGGCTTTTATCTACAGATGTAACAGTTGCATCAGGAATAAACTCCTTAACAACCAATTTTATATTTTCATTTAACTCTTTTTCAGTAGCAGGTATTCTCGAAAAGTAATTAAAAGCATCAACAATGTCACCACCATTTGCCCTAGCTACAGCATCAATAGCATTAAACTTAAAGTATTCATCATCATAGCCTTTTAATTTTGATCTTCCATCTTTTGTATATGCTACGTTTTTCCACATATCTAAGACTCTTGATAGATATGCAGTCTTTTGAGAACGATTTAATCCTGACATTGCACTAAGTGTTGTAATATCAGGGTGCTTAAATAACTGATGCATTGATGATGGAATTACATTTTCGGTTCTAGCTTGCCTCAACACATAACTGTAATCCTCACTAGGCATTGTTAATAAATTCATAGATGTTACTTTTGTTCCTAGATTCTTGCTGATACCTGCATTTAATCCATCACGAACTTTATCTGTATTTTCTAATATAACAGGTGCATTAGATGTACCATTAACCATATTG